AACATTATAAAAATATCACCCGCATGATTAGCAGGAACACCTGAAGGTTTTTCTCTATAACCCCAAACAACCTTTTCAATTTCTCTCTGATGATTATAATCGTAAATCCAGTTTAATATTCCAACAGCATTTTCTAATTTAGTTTTTCTCATGGCAGGTCTGATTCTTGACATCTGCGTAATATATTCTTTAGCAGACTCTATATTACTATCATTTACAAAAGATTTTCTTGCACCATTAGATTTCAAATCAAGACCTTTAACAAAGTCTTCTAGTTCATCTGCAGTCTTAGGATGAACCCCAGAATTAAAAGCAAGTGCAGGAAAAAGTTCCGTTATTGTTGAATTGATAGTAGTCTGTTCTCCACCAGACAAATATGGAAGATCTACCATTATATTTTTCTAAAGAATTAACAATCACCAAGAATCTACAATTTTTTGAATTCTCTGAAGTTCTGCTTCAGAGAACTTAAACTGTTCACTCATATCACCACCATTACCATTCTCATCATGTTCACAATCGTCGTCACACTTATGACCCTTCATACCGTGCTTAGGATTTCCTTTCTTCTTATCCTTCAGTGCCTTCTTCATTGACTCTTTCTTGTTTCCATCCTTGTCAAAATCAAGATAGTCAGGTTTTGCTGCTTCGTCTACTTCGTAAACTGCTTTGTATGCGTCTGCCCATGCTTCTTTCATGGACTTCTTCAAATTTGCTTTGCGGTATGTAAGATCAGCACGGGTGCCTTTGTCCATCTTACCCTGAGACTTGGGCTTGGTCTTACCACCCACATCGGATTGCATACCAGGATTTGCTGCTTTGACTCTGCGACCGTGGGTATATTCAGCACCACTCATCTTGGAGTCACCCGATACCATCTTACCACCTTGGGAACGAGAATCTGCATATTCTTTGTCAGACTGACCGTGCTTACCCTTGTAGAGTTCTTCTACATTCTCAACTTCTTCAGTAGGAGTAAACTTGAAACCTTTCACGCGAGATGATCCAGCACTCTTGGCATCATACATTGGGTTATCATTCAGACGCTTTGGCGCAGGTTTTTTATCCTTAGGAGCTTTGGCTCTTGCCGCCATCGCTTCTGCTTCTTTCTTACGATGATACTCTTTATTGATCCTTCCCATAGCAGCACGATTCTCATCAACCTGCTCAACTTCTTCCATTTTGGCACCCGACTTATGTCTGGTTGTGCCTGCGGAATCTACATAAGTTTCTCTTTCTTTTCTTGGAGAAACATAACCGACACCTGGAACTACACCAGTCTTTCCTGCTGCACGGGCAGCATTTCTTTCTGCTGCTCTCTGTGCTGCTCTCTTGCGATTTCTATCATAAGAGGACATTGCTTCATCAACCTCAACTTCTTCTTTCTTATACTGTGGATGATCATCCATCTTCATACCACGCTTTTTCTCAAGACGTGCCTTGCGTTCTTTAGTTCCCTTCTCAGGGTCCATATCTCGAACACCCTCAATCATCTTGAGAAGACCTGCTTTTACACTAGCACGATCTTCAGCAACGATAGCTCTATGATGTCTTTGAACTCTTTTCTCTTGATTGTGTCTTGCTGACCAAGTCTCTTGGAGTTTCTTAGATTTTCTATACTTAGCAAACTCTTCTAACTGGTTTGCTTTTGATGTAATATTGTTAAATGTTTCAGCGAATGCGGCATAAAGTCTATCAACTTTTTTGTTTCTACCAACGTTTTCGCCTTCAACAAGGATTTCAGTCATAAAAGCGATTGCTTCTTTAACTGTAACACCCTGGTCAAAAAGGGTTTCACAAACCTCTTCTGCAATTTCACGAAGATCATTGTCAGAAAGATTACCAGTGTTCATTTCACTGATTGGGTCTCTCTGAGAATAGAATTCTTCTTTTGCTTCAGAGTTATGGACTGCGTGATACGCCTCCATAAAGTTACGCATTGCTGAAGACATCTTCCTTACACATTACTTTTATATATTTATATTCTTTAATTTTTCCTTCTCATTTTGATATGGAATACGTTTTTTTGTTTTAAGTTCCCATGCCTCCTGCAAAGCAGGAATAATTTGAGGTGGTAATTCTTTTAGGCAAGCTTTTCTATTAAAGTCATTACTATTACACATATTGAATAGCATGACAATCATAGAAAATAACTTCTGTATATCATAAATTAGTTGCACTAATTATAACTTCCCCCTAATCATTCTTTTTATTAAATCCAAATGGACCAATCTTATCTTCAACACTCTGTTTCATGGCAACAGCAGCAAGCGATTCCATAACTTTCAGAACCTCTTCTGGTTTTGCAGTTTCACCTAATTCTTTGGCAACATACCAATACTTCGGCCAAAATTCTTCACCAGCTTTTTGATAATCTTCCAGTGTAATTTTTAATTTCACAGGTCTCCCTCCTTACGATTTTCAGAATAGTGAACGTCAAACTCACCACCAGGATAACGGGCACTCAACTTATCATAATTGATCTGCATCAATTCATCAAAGTTAGTATCAAGCGCCATACATGCTTGTGCAATATACCACATAATATCACCAAGTTCCTTCTTCATATGAGTGATATTTGCTTCATTATATGGTTTACCTTGAAGAAAAATCTTCTTGACAATTTCAGCAAACTCACCTGCTTCTGCAGTAATACCGAAAGCAGCAGTAGTCAGTTTAGGAACATCAGCACCAGTTGCTTCTAGTTCAGCAAGACGTGTTACTAATTCTTCAAAGTAAGTGCTTGGTTTACTTGTTGTCTTAGCAACAAATTCAATATATTTTTGAGGATCAATGTTCATAGTTCTAAAGGTTGTAAATCGCTTTCGGGTAAAATTTGTTGCATTGGCAGTTCTAAATCAGGTGCCACTACAACGTGTGGAACATCAATAGTTTGAGGTGGATGAGGTAAATAAATCTTTTGCCATGTAGAACCAGGATACATTTCAATAATTCTATCCCGATCTATTTTACTACCACAATGAAGTTGTGTCAATCCATTAGGGTGATTGTTCAATTTCACTTCATAATAATAAGGTGTTTCACTTACCACAATTGATGATTGTAGGTTACGAGTAGTAAGTCCCATATCAGAATTTAAATCCGTCAAATGCTTTCTTTGGTTTTTCTTCGTACTCATACTCTTCATCTTTTTTGTTATCTAGTAAATCTTCCTGTGCTGACTGTTCACAATCGTACAGTCTCATCTTTGCTCGATCTACACCAACAACAAAACGTTTGAAGATTGTCAAATCATTATACCTGTTTTTAAGTTGTTTTACAAGTATCTGTCCCAACTCTTCAAGCTCGTCAGTTTTAATAAGGGCAAACATAAGATCAGCAGTAGCAGGCAAACCAAAGGACTCACTAGTATCAGTAAGTTCAACATCAGAGCTACTATTATGTGTGAGAATGTCATTCGCATAAAACAAATGATTTCCAGACACTTCAATATCTACAAGTTCTCTTTCATCAAGTTCTTCAATTTCTAGAATTTTTTTCAGCATCATATAGTTCTTACCTATTCACATTATAACAAAACCACCCACCAAAGTCAATCATTATCTATATCGTTTAGCAATTTGAGGTTTCTGTATCCTACCATCACTCTTTACTATTCTTTTAGTGGCATACTCGGGATCCATAGCAACAGAGTAGTGTCTCCTTCCAAAGTCATCAGTATGTCTTTGTCCTTTAGTCTTCACTGCTTTTGCTCCCTTCTCTGGTTCTTTCTTAATAGACTTTGCAGGAACTAACATCGACACATTCTTTGGTTTATCAGTATATCTTTTACCAAATCCCCTTGCGGTTTTTGGATTTGTTGAGGTATGAACTTCCCCTTCTCTCCCACCAGTAAATCCACTCTTCTTAATCTTATCAGCAGATTCTGGTGAAGTTCCGTGATAAAGCCTCACCATTTTTATTCTTTTCTCTGCTTCGGTTATGAACTCTTTATAAGATTTCATTTTATTGTTTTTAGTTATTTATTCTACCCCTTTTCCAACCACTTTCCAAGAACATTTTCAACTCATCCTTTTTTACAAACTTTCTTTCATTCAACTCTGAATTATAAATCCAAGTTCTACCAACAGAAGATTTAGAAATATTTTTTCTGTGCTCCTCTGTAAGTTTTTGCCCTCTTTTGCTTTCTGCTATTTTATTTTTAGTTTCTTGTGAGTGATTTGTATTGAACTTTTTATAAACACCAAGAGAGTATCTATGCTTTTTAGTTTTTCTCATTTTTTCTTTTGATTGCGTAGAAAAACTTATTCCATAGTTCCACGCCCTACCATTTCTAATATTCTCTTCTATTTGTTCTCGATTTGCTCCATGATAGTGTTTTTCATAATTACAAGTTTCATATCTCATATTATATCCACATCCATCCATATAATGTGATTTGTATTTGCGGATATAATAATCTTCTTTCATTCTTGCTTCACTTTCATCAACTTCCTCCACTACTTCAATAGTAAAATTTCTTTTACCATATTCAATAATAGCATCAGACAGAAGTTTATTTCCTTCGTGCCTTCCAAGAGTAATATGTTCTTGTAATCTTCTATCCAATTCATTTTTAGTCAGTCCAACATAATACATATGCGGATTGACTGCTGTGTTGGTAATTAGATAAATCTTTACTTTCATATCAGTAAGTTATACTACTATTATTTATAAGAAGTATAACTTACACACACTATTCCTTAACATAAAGATACATACCCTCTTCAAGACCCTCTTTGATATTCAATTCCCCATTTTCAGTCGGGAACAAGTGCTCTTCACTACAAATGATTTCTTTACCATCTTCCAAAGTAATCTTATAAGATTTCTTTTTTGTTTTAGGAAAGACATTCAATACTTCATTATAACCATTATTAGAAAGCACTAAATCGCCAACTTGAATATTAGAAATATCTTTCAGTCCTTGCGGTGTTTGAACTTGTGTTTTCAAGTCCAAGCAATATCCACTGCGAGTGGTTTGAGTAGCAGAAACGATAGGGACGTTTGCTTCAACAGCCAATCCTCTAAGTTCTTCAGCAATAGCTTTAATATACGAATATGAATTAACAGAAAGATTTCCGCGATATCGTGAGGAAGCACATATATTAAGGTAATCAATGAAAATAATATCAGGTCTAAATGACTTCTTAAGTGCAAGTTCGTTAAGAAGTGCTCTAAAGTGTCCACTGTGCGCCGATGCTGTAGGGTACTCTTTAATAATTAGCGTTCCTTGAGTTTTTTTTGCAAGATTTGTTACCTTATTCTCAAACATTATTTTTGGTAAATCAGTAATCTCTTGAATAGGAACATTCAGAAGATTTGCATCAATTCGTTCCGCAATTTTTTCTTCTGCCATTTCCAAGGTGATGTACAGAACATTCTTTCCTTGTAACAAGACGGAGCTAGCAACGTGGCACATGAATAAAGATTTTCCGACGCCTGTACCAGCAAGAGCAATATTAAGAGTCTTGCTCGGTAAACCTCCCTTTGTAATCTTGTTGAAATACTCCAAATCAAATTCAACTCTACTCTCCTTTTTGTGATAAAGTTCATAACGTCTTTCATAATCTAACAGATAATCGTGTCCAATGTGAGTATCAAAAGAGACAGCAAGAGCATCCGATAAAATCGTTGGAATACTATCTCTATTTTTCTTCTCATCATTTCCATCTGCAATATGAATAGATTCCATAAGTGCAAGATAGATGGCACGATCCCGACACCACTTTTCTGTAGTGTCAACTAACCAATCAAAGTCTGTAGGAACATCATCAAGATAACTAATTAATTTAGTAATCTCTTGAAAAGAAGTATCATTTATATCAGATCTTTTCTCAACTTCAATACAAAGAACTTCTTTTGTTGATGGTTGATTATATTCTTGGACGAATTTTAATATCTCCTCAAATACAATTTTTTGATGCGTATCCTCAAAATAATCTGCCCGAATAAAAGGAACTACCTTACGAAGATACTTCTCATTATAAAGAAGATTGCGTAGAATTAGAATTTCAACTTTGTCCATTAGGTATATCAAATACAAATGTTATTCTTGTTTCGTCACCGATATTTACGGTTCCATGAGGTAATTTATTATTAAACCATAGAAGAGTTCCTGGTTCAACAATCACACTTTCTGTTCCACAGAAATACTGATATCTTCCAAGAATGGAAAGATGATATCGATCTCTTGTAAGGTAATAAGTCCCCTCATCAATATGTGCTCCTACAATTTCATCAACTGGAAGAGAAAGAAATCCGCAACGATGTAATTCTTTATTCCCAAAGTTCTTACGGATAATCTTTCGTATTTCACTATGATGTTCATATGCTGGAGTCTTGATATTGATTTCAGAATCTCCAACAAAGTCTTCCTTGCTCTTAACTCCACCCATTATAAGTTGTAAAGCACTTACTGGCAAGTCAGCAAATCCCCTATCAACTAAGGACTGAGAATCCTTCAGATGTTTCTGATGATCCCAGTCCTGTGGATATTTCTTTAGTTGTTCAATGACTCTGTTTACGTTGATTCCAGTCTTAAGAACTTTAATCATTTACCATAACTAAATTCTGTATTTGCAATTTCATCAAGGGCTTGCATTACCTCTTGCGTGAAATATTTTTCGGGTTCTGCAAGAATTTGTTTGGCATAAAGTTTTTTTCCGTCGATCTCATATCGACCCGCAACGTTTTTCCAAAGTCCGCCAATCTCACCGAGCTCAAGAAGACCGTAATATCTATCAAGACCACGATCATCGTAATACAAACGTATTTCCACATCTTTATTCTCTTTGCTTAAACGCGACTTAGCAGTCTTTGCCTTGATAACATTTCCAACGACTTCCGTTCCATCCTTTTCTTTTTTCTTGCTAAGATAAATGATCGTAGAGGCAGCATACTTAAGACCGCTACCACCACCCATTTCTTTAGTAGGAACATAAGCACCGATGACATCGTAGGTATGATTGGTTACAATCATTGGAATGTTTGCTTGCCCCAACTTCAACGTAAGCATTCTAAAAGCACCTTTGACCAGTTGGGATTTGGTCATATCACGAACTTGCTTGTCGTTGAGTGCGTCAGTAATCTCCTTTTCGGTTGAGAGCATACCTAAGGAGTCTAGCACAAACATACAAGGTTTGCGTTCATCTACAGGTTTTTTTAAGTATATATCCACTGCTTTAAGGGCTTTACTCCGAAACTCTTCAATTGTCACGACATTCACAACAACCAAACGGTTCAGATCAAGTCCACGACTCTCAAGAAGAGATTTATTAACTGCTGCTTCAGTGTCAAAGTACAGACAGTAACCATCAGGATTAGAATCCAAAAAGTTTTTAACAACAGCGAGAGAGAAGAAAGTTTTGCCAGTAGAAGACTCGCCAGCAATGGCAGTAATCTTATCCCCAGATACACCACCAAATACACTACCTGAAACCAGTGCATTAAAAATGTATGAACCTGTGTCAACATAGGTTTCAGTTTCATCAATGTCAGATGCAAGTTTAGTGAAATCGTCTCCAATTTCTTTTACAATATCTTTAAGAAAATCCATTACAGTACAAATCCAAATTGTTCACGGGCGATCTTTTTATAAGGTCCACCAGGATTTGCATCCCGAATTTCCTTAATAGTATTCAACTTTTGATAAAGAGCAGAGTCTCCACCAAGTCGCAATGCACTTACAATTTTTGTAAGTTCTTCGTCATTAATAGGCAAATCCATTATCCAAAAAAGAGTTCAAGGTTAATTGTTTTTTCTACACTCCATCCGATTGCATCAAGTATTGCTTTCAGAGGTTCTAGAAATGCTTTCTCAAATTGTAAGTCATAATCAACATATTTGTCAAGATCAAGTTCTTTTGGGAAGTCGGAAATAAATGAAATCACATTTTCGTGAATAATATTTGGTTTCTTCAGGTAACAAAATTTAATTTTCTCACCATTCTGAATCAAAGAATATTTGTTGGATAGTTTCTTTTCTTTAATATAATGATTAAAAAGAAGTGCTCCACGAATATGAATCGGAGTACCTTTACTATAGATATCCGAAGAAGATTGATACTTCACAACGTCAGAAGCAGAACGAGGAAATGATATATCTTCGGGCGGAAGTTTCTTAAACTCATTACGACTTTTATCAATAAAGTCAATCACATTCTCTTCAGTTCCACTCATCATCAACTTAAGAGCATCTTTAATCATTTTACGACAAGGTGCAGGAGTGGATGATTTAACTGCCTCAATACCCATCATTTTGAGTTTTGGTTCAGTATATTGAACACCTTCACTATTCCATACATTGAGAATATAACGTTTCTTTGCAGTCCAAATACCACGATCAGCAATATTTTCACGTTTCATTTGCATTTTTTGTTCATATGCCGAAACGTAATCCGCAAGTTCCTGATAAGACTGTTCGATGAATGGTTCCAACTTGTCTTCACAGATCTTGTCAAGTATTTCCACAATTGCTGTTTTGTCGCCAGACTTATTAGCAAAAAATTTATCAACAAGAGGTCCAAGATTAAGATAGATTGAATCGGTATCACTAGCGATGACATAATCTACTTTCTCCGTAGACAATAGTTTATTTAGATATTCATTCATCTTATTCTCAATCCAACGAATTGAGACCTGACCAGAAAGTGTAATAGCTTCAGCATTTGCTAGTTTATAGTACCTGAAATATTGATTACCAATAGCACCATAAGCAGAGTTAAGAGAAATCTTCTTCGCCATTTGAATGTTGTTGCATCGGGCGATTTCCTTTTCAAGTTCTTTAGTAGGAGTCTTCTCATACTGCTGTTTTGCTGCAAGCATTTTCTTCTTGAAGATAACACGATCCCCATACATCTTCTCCATCAATTCGGGAAGAAATCCCTTCACATCTTTGCGATACATAGCACCATTTGCACAAATCGCATTATCTTTATACAACTCAAAGTTAATAGATTGATTTAAGATCTTATCAACAGATACTGTCGGATGCTTTTCTTCAAGAAGAGTTTCTGGAGAAATATTGTATTGCATAATTAGGTGAGGATAAAGAGAGTTCAAGTCAAAACTCACAACCCAATCATACTTACCAGGAATTGGTTCTTTTACATAAGCACCAGCATACTTTTCATTCTTAGATGACCTACCTTTTGGCGGAATCACAATATTTCTTTTCTTCAAATAGTTAAAAATAATGTTGTCCCACATTCTTACTTGATAGAAGACATCTCCATAATTAACTTTGGCATCATATGCCATAGTCAATGCAAGTTCAATCAACTTCATTTTATCCTCTAGACGGTCAACAAGTTCCACGTCAACAATATTATATTCAATAAACTTTTGCCATCCTTGAGTATAAAAGTCCTTAAAGGTATCAAACTCACTGTGATCTAATTTCTTTTGTCCAAGTTCAACACTGGCAATATAATCTAGACGATAAGATTCTTGTGCTTTATAAGTAAACTTTTTATAAAGATCAAGATAATCAAGTTGAGTTACTCCACCAACATCAAAAGTTGTATGCTTACGACCCTGAATAAAAGTCTCACTTTCAGTTACCAATCCCCAAGGAGAAAAACGTTTCATTAGTTTTTCTCCAAGGACACGATCAAGTCTCTTACAAATATATGGGATATCATATAGTTGAATGTTCCATCCAGTAATTACATCAGGAACATCGACCATCCAATAGTTAATAAAATGATTCAGAAGTTCATATTCACTTGGACAATAATGATATGTAACATTCTTCTGCTTATTGTTAAATGGTTTAACACCCCAAGTAATGATTTCCTTAGTTGCATAATTTTGAATAGTAATTGCAAGAATTTCTTCTGATGCAGATTGTACATCAGGGAATCCCTCTTCAGAAGAAACCTCAATATCCAAAGTTACAAGTTTGATTTGTTTAATATCAAACTTGATTTCATCCTCTGGATATTTTTCTGAAATGTATTGATAGATATAACGATCATTTCCATAGATCTCAAATCCATCAACACTATCATATTTTTTATAAAACTCACGGCAATCCCGAACAGTTCCAGGATTAACTTCATCAACATATTCTCCACCTAATGTTCTATATTTTGTTTCTCTTTTACTTTTTACATAAAGAGTTGGATAAAACTCATCTCTTGTTTCAAATCGTTTACCATCTTCAACCCCGCGAACCAGAAACTGATTCCCGATCATTTGAACATTAGTGTAAAATTTCACTTAATCAATTCCTCGTATTTTTCAAGTAGTGTCGGCATTGGATCTGCGAGTGTCAGAATCTTATCCGAACTCATCATAAATGTTTCTTGTTTTGTCAATTTTAGCAGAAATGGGTGAAGATTATAAGTACCTTCCTTGTATTCGGTTACAACGCAAGGATAGATAAGTTTACAATCGGGTTCACCAATATCAGCTCCGATCTCTTCAATCTGCGAGATAAGTATCTCCTTGTTCATCAGAACTATCAGTTTGATTATTTTGTCCATAGTTTACAACATCCTCAATGTACATTTCTTTTAGTTTAGCAGTTGGTTCTACCATTGTTACAACCCAATCTGCAGGAACAGGAATTCTCTTTTCTGCAGATAAAGGAATCCAAGGAAATAATGATACTTCATATCCTGCTTTCTGAGTTCCATCTTTAAATTCTTCATTCAGAAGACTTGGGTTTCTCATTTTAATAATACAAGGTTTATCAAGAAAATACCCAACAACTCTTGCAGAATCCTCCTCTCCAACTGCCATTTCTGAAACATCAGAAATAATATCCTCACCAGATTTTAAAACAACTAGTTTAATTGTCATAGCACATATTTACCTAAACTCATTATAGCAACAAAAAAAGGAGGAGTCAACCTGGATTTTGCCAGGTGCTCCTCACGGCGACGATATTCAATAGTATTTAGAACCAATCTTTTCTCTTATGATGATCTGGAATAATCTTACCAAGAACAATCGTCAGAAGCCCATCCTCAAAATCAACTGATCTAACTTCCGTGTCATCAGAGAGCGTCCACGCTCGTGTAAATGACCGTTGAGCCAAACCTTTGTGCAGGTAGTTAGTTTCTGTCTCTTTATCTTCT